AGAGCCTGTACTTCAGTGATGTCTTCAATCAAGCGAGAGAACTCAAAGTGCTTGTCGATGTTAATCAGAACTTCTGACTCAACAGAGTTCTGGATAGTTACTGCGGTTTCTGCAACCTTAGCGTGAGCTGAACCACGGGTAGGCTTAGGGACGTGGATAGTGTCACCNNTTACCAGTCATGCTCATTTTCTTTACTAGGTTAGCGAGAACCAAGTTGCTCTGGTAGGCGGCAATTACCTCGTCGCTCCAGATTTCGGGGATAAACTTAGCAGCAGAAGTGTTGTCTACTGCACCGCCCATTGCGGGATATACTGATGTAGCCATAATACAAGTCCTATAATAAGATAATTAGCGGACTCTCCCCTCGTTATATGCCGCAGTGATCTCGTCACTTAAAGACAAATATCGTTCAGGATCGTCCTTCATAAGTTTAATAATGTCTGAACGTCTATAGACTTTACGCGCACTTGCTTCGCCAGAACCCTTTGCGTTGCCAGTGGAAGCCTTCTTAACGGCTTGCTTACGTTGCGTCTTCTCTGCGGCTACTGCTTGACCCATTGCCTGTTGACGCTCTTTCCAAATAGTGAAAAGCTCATCAGCAGCCTCGTAGTCATACTGAGTGTCTGCCTGTGCAAAGAGCTGAGTGCGAATCTTAGAGCCTTTAATCCATTCTACAAACTTAGGGTCTCCTAGAATATCCTTCATGTCAGGATGCTTCTGGTTGAGTTGTCCCATAGCTGTGGTCTGTTTGTACTGTTGAGTCTGTGCCTCAGCAGCTTTGATTGAAGGATGATTAGCAATTGCTCTCTCGACTGCCTTGTCGGGATCAGAGAAAAAGTCTACTTCTTCTTCAGGTTCTTTCTTTGGTTCTGTGTCGAGTTGTGTCTGTATGTAGTTGTCTACTACTGAACGAAGTTCACCTACCTCACTGCTCTGACGACCCAATAGCTTTTCAGCTTCTTGGTGCATCCGTACAATCTCTGCGGTAGACTTCCCTTGATACTTCTCAGGAATATCGTCTTCTGGTGTTTCTTGAGGAGTTGCCTCTTGAGGTTCCTCAGTAATCTGACTTACTTCTTCTTCAGTTTCAACGTCTTCTGGACGCTCGTCAATTAATGTTGCCATTATAAAACTCCGTGATTTCTCATTATGGAGGTGTATTATGTAAGGATTCGGTTAGGAGTTAGCCTTACGCTCTTGTTGTAACTTTTGCTCACGAGCTTTAAGCCATTTGTTCGTTGCTCCGGGGAAGTCCCCAGAAACAGGATCAAGACTAATTCGTGGTGCTGTTACAAGTTTAGTAGCAAGTTTGCCACAAGTTTTACATACAACTTCTGTGGTCTCGCTAGATACGAAGTGTTCGTTGATATGACCATCTTCGCATTGAAAGTCAAATAGTAGCGCCATTAATGCACTACCTCGTGTTCTTCTTGAGCTGACAGTATAGAGTCTTCTAAGTTAAGGATGTTAGCAATGACAGAAAGCTGTCCTTTGCGGAAGTACAAATCCTTGTCGTCTTTGGTGTACTCTATGGAGTCTACGACCTGAGCATTGTCCTTCATATCTTCTATAAAAGACTTCCAACCCTCAGACCTAAACATCTTCTGTAGTTCAAAGTAATACTGTTCTAGCTCTTTATCAGTCATCTGTTTCTCCTATAAGGACAGTGTACCTGATTATTATAACATAAAAGTATAAGAAAGTCAAGCTTTATTTGTTTTTTTACTTGACTTCTCTGTAGTTTTGTTGTATATAGCGTCCCAGTTAGCTGCAAACTTCTTCTGGTCTGTCTTGCGCTGGGCGCTTCCTTTACCACCGTGTGTCTGACCCTTCATCGTTTCTTGCCCTTATGTAGGCCGTGCTTGGCGTGTTGCTTGCCTTTAGCGGTAGCTTCCTTCTTCTTCCTGTTAGCAGCGGCTAGTTTCTTCTTACCTGCTGCTGTGGACTTCAACTTACTGATTGTCTTAGAAGGTGCGTAGACCTCTCCAGTTTTTCCGCTAGGTTTACCAGAGGGTGTACGCCACTTCTGCTTTGTCCACTTCTTTAAAGACTTNNTACTCCTTGGCTAACATCTGAGCTTTCCTAGCAGACCATTGACCAGCCTTGCCACCTTTAGTACCTGCTTTGATCTTGTTAAACAAGTTCTTCCGCATGGTGGGCTTAGTGTAGTTTCCTGCTTTGTTTACTGTAGACTTTTTGGCTGGCATGTTACTTCTTCTTCTTTTTAGAACCACAACCACAGCTTTTCTTTTTAGCTGCTGTCTTCTTCTTAGGCGGACGACCTACTTTACTGCCGTATGTACCTTTACCGTATGGCATATTACTTTCTCCTAGACTTAGCACCGGAACACTTCCAACGCTTTCTTGATAAGTTATTAGGGGTGTTAGGGTCATTTTGCTTTTCTTTAGGCAGTCTCTTCTTAATGCCTAAGCTCCTAGCGCAATAGCTGTCACCCTTAGAAGTTCCTGCTTTTACTCTAGGGCCACCTCCCTTAGCTTTACCTGCCTGTCCGTAGCTAACTTTCTTACCGCTAGAGGTTATTTTAACCTTTGCTTTTCCCTTTGCTGGTTTTCTGGTAGCCATTTAACTTCTCCTCTAGCTGTGCTATTTTCTTGTGTAGTTCTTCAAATGATGCGTTAATCTGTGCTACTACGTTTTCAAAGTCTCTATTGCTGACCATTGGGTATCATTCCTTGTAGTTGTGGCTGCGGTTGAGGTACAGGCTGCGGAGCCTCCTGTGGAGCAGTGTTGCCTTCTTTAACAGCTATCTCACGCTCTTTAAGTAACTGCTCTGATATTTTAAGACGCTTCTGGAACTCTTTATCGTCTGCATCGCCATCCTTGAGGTTAGCAGTAACAGCTTTGATACGATCAATCTCCAGTTCCTGCGGCAGTATCTGTGCTTCAATAGCAATCTTCTGCGCCCTAGCTTGTGACTCAGCAGCTTGTCCGTTAAGAGCCGCAGTTTGTGACTGCTGGAATGCCATCTGTGCTTGCTGTGCTGCTTGAGCTGCTTGCTGGGCTTGTGGATTAGGTTGATTAGCTTGATCTAGTACAGCAATCAACTCTTCACGGTTAGCTAGGTTCATGTTGTCAATGATAGACGTTACCAGCTTAGGATACATTGGTGTGTCTGGTGACATGGTTTGTAGCAACTGAACAAGCTGAGTCACTTCATACTCACGAGCTACAATGCCTAGTGAGCTAGTAGTGTGGAACTTGTAGTCTGCTGCTGGGTATAGCTCAGGTTCAAACTGCATGTAACGCCACGCAGCCTTCTGAACAAAAGGAATAACAAAAGACTCTTGGAAGTTAATCAGGGTACGCTTGTGACGCTTGATGATAGCGCCAAGCGACATAGAAACACCAGCAGCAGTAGCGTCTCCGTTGATAGAACCAGCGATACCAGCACTATCAATAGCGCCCGTTGCCGTTTGTACCATAGTTTGTAGAGCTTGTGCTTGAGCAAATGTCACCTGACTTACGTTGCCAAAGTTAAATGGCTGTAGCACCTCAGAAGGCGCTCCGTTGGTTAATATAATCTTACCGGGTCTAATCTCTGGCTTAGCACCTCTAGGCATACGACTTGCGTCCATAGCCATCATTGGGTGTATAGTTAGTGCTAGAGCGTCGATTCTAGCGCGTAGTTCCGTGTCTAACGCCTTTTGTGAGTTGTAGCCTTTCTCACATACTCCTCGACCCCAGAAGCGGCTAGGAACGACATCCCAAGGGAATGCGACGATAGGGCGATCCTGCATCATGTAAGGGTTAGCTTCTGCCTTCAGCAATGTACCACTGTTAGCAATAACAACCATAGCTTCTACATAGTAGCTGTCGTCTTCTGTATCTGAAGCCAGCTCTACTACTTCTTCCTCTGCATCTGGATCACGCTGTGCGTCTGTTAGCAGGTGTCGTGGAACCAAACCATAATATTTAGTCAGCCTAACCTTGTCTTCTGCAAAGGTAGTGAGGTCTTGATCTGGCTCAATGTTAAAGTCTGGCGCTGCTTCGCTAATGGGCTGATCTCTGTATACACCCTTTTCCTGCAACTGCTCTACCAAGTGTGTAGAAACAAACTCATCTACTGCACAGCCTAGTGCTGAGTCAATGTCTGTAGCTACGGGGTCAATCAGGAAGTTCTGTGGCATTACAGGACGTAGCTTGATGCAGGTACGGTCTTGTATGTTTACACCTACTGCTTGTAACTCACCGCCCATTACAGGCTGTGTAGCAGGAGTCATCTCTTTTTCTTCTTCTAAGACTACTTCCGCAATGCCTGTGCCAAATACAGCAGCGTTAATCAAACACTCTGCTACTGCCTTTCTAATCTTGTTCTTTTTAAAGTCTTCATCAAGAGCAGCACGTAGTATAGCAATGTCCTGCTTTTGTTGGTCTCTGTAGTCATCTCTAATGTCAAACCACTTACCACGACCAAAAGTAGCTTCTTCTAGCTCTGCTACTGAGGATTCAACAGCCTGCTGTAACGCAGGGGATATAATCTTAGAGCGTTCAGATTGACGTGTCATGTCCTCTGCTGCCCACTGACCACGCCATAGACGATAGTATTCGTCAAACTTCTCAGCGTAGTTAGCTTCGTAATGGTCGCGCCAGTTGTCGCACTTGTCCATTACCCAGCCTTCTAGGGTCTGCTCAATTGTAAAGCTATCTTCATTCTCTAACATAGTTAATACCCTGCGTATTTATCTAAGTATTCGTAGTCTTCTTCTTCATAGTCTATAGCGTAAGCAACCTTAGCTAACTGGTCTACGTATGCCAGAGCATCTATTAAGTCATCGTGAACTAACGGGTTAGGAAACTGGAACAACTCGTCTAAGAACTGAGCATTCCAATTACCTTTGTTAAGTGTTAAGTTGCCGTGTTCTATACGGCCTTGTAGCGCCCACACGATCCTGTCTGTCTTCTTCTTGTTGCCGTGTGTCAACTCTTCAATTCTAAAGAAGCGTTGGTTCTGCTTCATTATATCGTTCAGGTAGGGAAACACAGCGTTCTTCAACGCTCCCTTCTCAATACCTACTGCGACTGGTTGGTAGTCTCTGACTGCGTCGAAGATTCTTCTGGCAGTCTCTTTGACGCCCCAACGGCCATGTATGATATTAGCGACCCACCAACCGTCCACCCCAGCTTTGACCACTGCAATAGCTGTCTGGTCGAGTCTTTTAGTTTTTGTGGTAACTTTCTGGACATCTGCAAATCCTGCCAAATCGACAGCAATGTAATAAGCGCCATCAGTAGGCTCTTCCTCACTAAATTGTACATCTTCTTCTTTAAACAGTTCACTACC